AGGTTGTCGCGCATTGTGTCCGCCATGCGAGCAGACTCACCCTCGACATCCGTCAGCGCCCCCGTCAATTCTCGCAGCCGTCCCGTTTGGCTGGTGAGCGCAAGAATGGCCGGGCCGCCTCTGTCGCCAAAGATCGTCAGCGCGTCCGCCGCGGAAAGCCCTGCGTTGCTCAGGCGCTGCACGATCTCGGTGATGTCGTTCGTCTGCGGGTTGAGCCTTTCCAGCTCCAGCCCTAGCCCTTCCAGTGCGGTCTTGGCCTCGCCAGTCGGGTTTGCGAGCGAGGACAGAACCCGCCGGAGACCGGTGCCCGCGCTGCTACCTTGGATACCTGCATCCGACAGCACACCAATCGCTGCGGCGGCATCCGACATTTCGATCTCCAGCGCCGACGCCACAGGACCGACAAAGGACATGGCGGTGCCGAGCTGCTCGACATCCGTGTTCGCCCGGCTGGACGCGGCGGCCAGAACATCGGCCACGCTTGCCGCGTCGGTCGCCGCGATGCCGAACGCCGACATGATGTTAGACGAGATGTCAGCCGCGTTACCAAGGCCCATGGCCGCCGCTGTGGCTAGGTCCAGAACCGCGGGGATGGCCGAGACCGATTCTGAGGCCGAGAAGCCGGCACGCGCCAGAAACTCCAGCCCCTCGCCCGCCTGCGTCGCAGTGAACTCGGTCGTGCTACCCAACTCGGCGGCGATCGAGCGCATGGCAGCCATTTCGTCGGCCGTAGCGCGTGAAACGGCCCCTACCGCACTCATCTGCCGTTCGAACGAGGACAGCACCTGGATTGAGCCGGACAGCGCCGCAAGGCCCGCCACAGCCGCGCCAATGGCGATGGACGCGCGGTGCATTCCGGCGGACATGGCGGCTGCGGACTTGGTAACGCCGCCGGCGGCCTTCTCGGTCTTCTTGCCCTCTTTGCCGAATTTATCCAAATCGCGCGTGGCCTTCCGCACGCCCCGACTGTCAACGTCGACGCCCAGACGGGCAACATCTTCAGTCATTCTTCACGCCCATCATCATGTCAAAAAACCTTTCTTCTGCCGCGTCGCGTGCCGCCTTTTCCTCGGCGGTGATCTCCGGCTCCCAAGGTGGCTGGACCGCCTTGCTGTTGTATTCGTGATAGGCGGCGACATACTCGCGCGACGCGTCCAGGATGTTCTGGAAGTCGATCGGCCCCAGATCTGCCGATGTCGCCTCGGCCCATGACCGAAGCTCTAAAGCCGAAAGCGGCGCGACCCCGCCGCTCGGCGCGGGCATTTTGATCCCCACCCCGATCAGGCACTGGGCCAGGTAAGCGGCGGTGGTCAGCGGTGGCAGCTTGGGATCTTCTCGCCTGACCCGCATTTCGCCCATACGGGTCAGGTTCTTTTTCTCGGACTCAGGCGTTTCAAGCCAAGCGAGGTGCCGGAAGTACATCCTCAGCTCCGCTTGGCGAGCGTCAAAAAATCGTCGATCTCCGAGGTCTCCGCGCGGAGCTGACGAAGGATCGCCGGGTATGCGTCATACAGCCAGACCGCGTTCTCGACGGTGCAGGGAAGGTTGCCGCCCTTGCCGTCCGGCATGTTCTCCCACTCGATCGTCGCGTCAGCCATGTTCTCGGCCAGCCGACCGCTGTTTTCTTCCATGAACTCGACAAGCTCGTCCTCGGACATCTGGTCGATGTTCATGCCGCCGTGAGCCTTGGTGATCTTGGCCATGCGGGCGCGGATGCGGCCCTGAAGGGTCTTGCTGTCCGGCCCGAGCACTTTGATCCGGATCGGCCGGTTCTTGTCCTCTGTGCCGTCCTCGTTGTCTCGGTAAGCCTTCTTGCGCCCGTCCTTGACGTGGACCCATGCGCCGTCCTCGGAAATCTTGCGGGTGTCTGTAAACATTCGATCATTCCCTTGGGTGGTGGGTGAATAGCGGGGCGACGAGAAACCACCCAATTCCTCGCCGCCCCCTTCCCCGGCGTCAGGAAGGACCAAAGCGCCGGGATTGGCAGATCATGGTGCCGCGACCTTGATTGTTGTTTTCTCGAACTCAAGCCCGAGGTCGGCCATCACCACATTACCAACCCCGATGTTGGTCGGGTTGTAGCTCGTGATGACGGCCGTCCTGTAGTAGATCGTGCCGTCCTTCAGAGTGAACTCGAAAGACCCCTTGGTGCCGTCGCGGAACGCCGTTTCCACTGCGGTCTGGCCCGCGTCGTCAGGGTCGAGGCCGACCATGAAAGAGCTGTTCCCGGCACGAAGAACGTCGACGAACTTTTCTTCTTCACCGCTATCGAGTCCGGTGAATGTCGCGATATCGTAGACGCCATCAAGGTCGGGGTAGCCTTCCAGCTTGCCCACAGTCTCATAGGTCAGCGCACCAAATCCGGTGTCGTCGTGGGACGCCGGCAGTTCAGCCACAAAGCCGATTGTTGCCCCCACCGCTTGTTGTAGTGCCATGCTTTATCTCCTTTGCAGGCTAGGTTTTGACGGGGTCAGCCCATCGGTGAACTCGACCAGCGTTTCGCCGCCGGCTTCGGTAGCGTCGGCCACTGTGCCGGAATAAGTGACGCCGTTGGACATTGCGAATTGCAGCACGTCGCCCTTCTCAGGCACATCGCCATTGCAGATCATGGCGGGTGTCGTGCCGGTTGGCGTCGGCATGGTGACGATGCGCGCGCCTGTGATCGGTTTCTTGTCCATATTTAAGGTGTCCTTTGAAAGATTGCGCGGCAACGGATCGACACATTCTTGCGAAAGTATGCGCCGTCGATTGCGCCCGGCTGTGGGTCGCCCATATCTGTCACCTGAATTTGACCGTCTCCGGCGGATAGTATCATGTCAATGGGGAATTGGTCAATGATGCGCTGCGCTTGGTCGTCAGCCTCATCCTCGAACGTGCCTTCCCGCACAAAGACTGCCACAAACAACCGAATGGTCATCAGGCTTGACTTGGACAGGCCGAAACGCTCGGGCGGGGTTGTGGTAAAATACGCCAACCAATAAGGCGGATCCGGCGTGACGTATTGCAGCGACGGCGTGTCATAAACACCCGGCGCATTTTCACCCCATACAATCGGCGGGGCGGACGGTGTGGCGGCAAGGCGCGTGCGCAGGGCTGTTTTGATTTCCTTGTGGTTCATCCGACCCGCGCCTTTGCTTTTGCGATAGATGCTCGCACAATCGCGGGCCATTGATCGACGGCACCTTCGACAAAGTGCGCGCCGGGTCGGCCATTGCGGCCATTGTTGACTGGTCGCGCATATGGAACATCGTCATTACCCCATGTGAACGTTGCCAGATCGCCACCTTTCATTCCTGCAGCCACCATGATGTGTGAGCTTTTACCCTCACCAGACGCTCCGCCAGCGATTGACGATTGCAGGCTGTTGCGCAAGTTGCCCGTGTCAACAGGCATGCGTCCGCCTTTGGCTTTGGTCTGTTGCGCCACGGCGATTACAGACTGCGTGGCGTCTTTCAGAACGGCGTCAATTCGCTTTTCGGTCTTTTTTGTCCACTGGTCCAAAGTTGCAAAAGTGTATTTCATAAATCTGAATCCTTAACGTGACCCCATGTCATACCTAATGATGCACTTCTGACATTTTGCCTAGAAACCCCAATTTCCCTAGCCAATACGGAATAGGATATCACACCAGAGTTGATCCTGATATACCTGACCAAGTCGTCTGTGAGCTTTGCCATCCCGTGGCGCTCTCCAGTGTTGCCGGTTCCGTGACCAACACGGTCCATTTGATTTTCAGACGATGTCGCCCATCGTAAGTGCTTAGGGTTGACGCAACCTTCATGCCCTTTTCCGCACGAGTGTGCAGCTTCATGTTTTTCGGTTGGTGGGTTGCCGTGCGCGGCCATACACATGGCGCGGGACGCTGTAGTTTTCAGGCCGTGGTATGTAATCGACCCATACCCGTTTGACCTTCTGCCGAAAGGCCAAATTAAACAACTATCGCCTTTGTGGTTTTTGTTTTCGTCTATCCATTGCGCAATGCCACCGCTTACACGATTGGCAGGCACCCCGAACGGCGATCCGTAAAGAGACATTCGGCGGGCGTGGGATTTACAATAGCCAATTGTTTTGGCGGGCTTATCGCAGCCACAGGCTGAACAAGTCCCTGATCCGCCGCCAATCGTAACGAACGTTTTCTCAGGGTCGCCATTCCGCTTCCATCTGCGATAATGAGTGTTACACCAGCCGCGCGAACTCTTGGGATTGCCGCAACCTTCAACTTCGCATATTGTCTGGGTAGCCATATTTGAACCTCCATAGTTCAGATTGGTTAGGGCCAGCCGGTGCTGATACACTGTGTCTGGCCCAAACATTTTACGTCAGCCTCGCCAAGAAGTCGATTTCTGGTGCCATATAGCATCGGCAATTCACGGTTTCACCTGCGGGCGCTCCTAGTGACGTGTCGCCAGGATACATCATTGAATATCCGCCAACCGTGAACGCCTCACCTTGCGGCACAACCTGACCATCCGCAGCCGCGTGTGTCTCGCGCGTGCGAGCGTCGCCCGTCGAATCCCAAGCCCGAACCACGTCCTTTGCCCGCACATCGTTGTTCGGGTTTTCGATCAACTGATCCAAAGCCTCTTGCCGCCCAGCGTTCAGCGCCTTGAGCGTTTCGGTGCGGGCAATGGTTTCGCCGCGTTGCCGCAACAGGTTGTTGGAATATCCCTGCGCGGCCCTGTCAATGGCCGTCTGGGGCAGGGTTGTTCCATCCCGAATGGCGCGAAAAATGGCGGCGTCGGATTGTTTGTTGCGCGCTGTGAGTGTGCTTTTCAACGTGCCGTCATTGCCGATCCAGAACGCCTTGACCGGACGCGATGCGCCCGTGACAGGATCGGTGACAATGCGCACAACCCCAACACCGTTTGTGGGCGACAGCGCGGCCCGCATTGATTGGACATACTCCGCCTGCGTGCTGTGCAGTCCCACCAGCCCGCCTTGCCGCTTGCCGTTGACTATGCGCCCGCCAATGTCCAGGGCGGTGCGCAGCGGCCCTGCGCCTGCCTCCAGCCCGGCCCGGATCGTCTGGGCAATCATCACGCGCGTGTCGTCCACCACCTCAGTCACCAGCCGCGACCCAAGATCCAGCGCAATCCGCTCGGCCCGCTCATTCCGCCCCCCGAAGGATTGCACAATCCGGCTGGCAATCGGCGCGCGGCGTGTGGCGTGCTGAAACGCGCCCATCTGATAACTGCCGCCCGCGGTCATGGCCGCAGTGATTGCCGTATCTGTTTTGAACAAATCGGCCGCATCGAACCTCAGCGCCCGAAACGCAGCGTCCACATCACCGCGCCCAATCGCCGCCTCAAGTGCCTTCATATCAACGCCAGCCCGCGCCTGTCGCATGGCTGCGACAAACTCCGACCGGACGCCGGGCCAGGTGTCATCCAGCAATTTTAAGAACGCTTTGCGGGTGTCGCGGGTTGTCATACATACACCTCAACCTGCGTCAGCCCCATCGCGGCGAGCGTTGCCAGCGCGTCGTCACCCACACAGGCGGTCAGTTTGTCAGGCGCTACCCCAACAGCCTCTAGCGAGAACACCAGCGCCGCTTGTGCGCGATTAGCACCTGCCATGTTGACGTGGCTGTCGGTGTCCCATGCGGGGCGCTGTAGGCCGCTCTGCGCCGCCGTTGTGAATGTGTCGGACACGGTTAACGATGCGCAAGCGTAGAGGTTCCTTTCCGCGTCCTGCCAGTTTAGCCCACCATAGGTTTCTGCATCAGACGGACCGTAGCCCAGCACCATGGCTAGTTGGTTTGCATCATCCCGCAGCGCCTCGGGGCAAGCGATTGTTAGTCTCATTAGTAACCTCCTGTTATTGTGACGGTCCATCCGCGTGACCGGAGTGCGCCTGTGCCTCGTAGGGCTTGTCACACGCCCCGCACATGATCGGCATATGCCAGCAGATCGGCCCTTTCCGCCGCCGTCAGCGTCCGGTTGATCACGCCCCATGCGTAGAGCTTGCCCGGCGTAGTCCAGTCATTGTAGTTGTTGTAATCGCCTATGGCGACCTCGGGCCACGGATAGTCGGCGTTCACGGTCTCGACAATCGCGAGACTAGCTCCCTGCGCCGCCGTCCATGACTGCCCTCGCGTGCTGCCGGAAAAGACCGTGTTGTCGTACCAGTATTGCGCGGACACAATGCCTTCACTGGCGAAGAGATTCGTGCTCGAGCTGCCCTCCTTCCCGACGCCGAGCCAGGGGAACACTGCGTCGGGCTTGGTTATGATGAGGAATCTGCCTCCATCGGCCTCGTATACCATCCATACGGTCCATGTGTCGCTGGACAGCTCCTCGGCAGTGACCAGAACGTCGTTGAAGTCGAAAAACAGGAAATGGCGGCCATTGGTGTCTGCCAGAACAAGCGGCCTTTTGGCCGTGACGCTCTGCGAAGATGTCTGCGCGTTGGGGGACAGGTCGGGCAGATAGCCGAGTGGATCGCCGACACCCGGCGTCGTGCCGGTCTGGTTCGCGAGCGTGTTTGCGCCCGACAGGTCCATCAGGTCGAAGGCGAAGCCCTTTTCGCCCGCGCCGAACAGATCAGCAGGGGAGAACACGCCGTCTTGCACCGTCACGGCGGTACCGTTGAGACCTGCCTGTCCCCAGTTTAAGAGGTCTGTAAATTCAGACGCTGTCAGGCCGCGACTGATCTCCATTCCTCGCGC